TGAACCGTGCGCCGGGGCTGCGCCTGCTGGCTACCGTGGGTACTGGCCCCGTGCGGGGAATGCTAGATTCTGGTCAATGGTTGTACGTGGTATCTGGCTCCCAACTGTACAAGGTAGACCAAAGCTATGCGGCCACGTTGATCGGCGTGGTGGACAACACCGGCCCGGTGTCGTTGGCTTTTAACGGCACCCAGTTGTTCATTGCGGCCAACGGCCCGAGCTACGTCTACAACTCGGTGACCAACGCCTACGTTCAGAACACAGCGTTTCCGCAGGCGCAGACGGTTACGTTCATCGACGGGTACTTCATCTTTAACCAACCCAACAGCCAGAATTTCTGGGTTACCGAGTCCTACGATGGCACGGTTCTTGAGGGAACCAGCGTTGCCAACGCTGAAGGCTCACCTGATGGGATTGTGTCGCTGATCGCCGACCACAACGAACTGTGGCTGTTTGGTGGCAACTCGGTTGAGGTCTGGTATGACGCAGGTCTACCGCCGCCAGGTGTGCCATTCCAGCGCATCCAAGGGGCATTTAACGAGATTGGCTGCGCTGCCACGTACTCGGTAGCCAAGCTGGACAATTCGCTGTTCTGGCTGGGCGCAGACGCCCGAGGCCAAGGCGTTGTCTACCGGGCCAACGGCTACACCGGCCAGCGCGTGTCCACGCACGCAATTGAGTACGCTATCGCACAGTACGGCATCATCTCAGACGCCATCGCCTACACGTACCAGCAAGAAGGCCACTCTTTCTACGTGCTGACGTTCCCCTCGGCCAACGCCACATGGGTGTACGACGCCTCGACACAGGCGTGGCATGAGCGCGGTAGCTGGACCAACGACAGCTTTATCCGTCACCGTTCAAACTGCCGTGCCGTGTTCAACGGCGAGGTGGTTGTCGGCGACTTCCAAAGTGGCAACATCTACGCATTCGATCTGGATGTCTACTCGGACAACGGCGACATTCAAAAGTGGATTCGTTCGTGGCGTGCCCTGCCCACAGGCCAGAACAACTTGAAGCGCACGGCGCAGCCCTCCATGCAGCTCGACTGTGAGGTAGGGTTTACTTTGCCGCCCACAACAATTTTGGATTCATTGCTTTATCTGACGACGCAATCAAACGATCGTCTGATTACTGAAAGCGGTAATTACATAACCAACGAAAGCACAACATTTGGCAATCCGCAGCCAATCGTGCGGCTGCGCTGGTCTGATGATGGCGGCCACACTTGGAGCAACTACCACGGCAAGGACATGGGCACCACGGGCCAGACTGGCAAGCGGGTGATCTGGCGGCGCTTGGGCATGACTCTAAAACTGCGTGACCGGGTGTATGAGCTGTCGGGTACAGACCCCGTTAAGATCGCCATCATGGGCGCAGAACTGCTCCTATCGCCGACAAATGCTTAACGCCGACACCAACATCCCGTCAAGCAGGGTTCCGTTCTTTGATCAACGGACCGGCCTGATTTCGCGGGAATGGTATCGGTATCTGCTGGCGCTGCTGGAGTCAAATGTTGATTACACACCGCCCAATAATCCTGTGCCAGTGCCGTTGACTGGCTCCCCCTTGGTGTTTGGCAACACGACCGAGCGCCCTATCGACATAATGATCAGCGGCGGCGGGGTCATCAAGGTGCAGTTCCAGCGCGGCACTGGTGCGCAATTCAACACAGGTTCATACTACGGTATGTTTGGTTTGTCCCCTGGCGACGCCTTGACCATCACGTATTCAGGCACGCCGATCATCACGGCGATTTCGAGGTAGCTATGCCAACAATCTTGACGGATAATCGGGATATTGCTTTGGAAGTTGGTTACAAAGCCACTGACTGGTCAAGCCCAATTACGTTTGAGGACTATCTGCAAAGCATGTCGGACTGGAACGTACAAGGGATTGAACGTGACGGTGACTGCATAGGTGCTGTCTACAAGAAGGACGGCGAAGTGCATGTGTCAGTTTTGAAAGATTGGCGAAAGCGTTGGATGACTAAAGGATTGGTTCGATCAATTCTTGGTTCTGACGTTACGCGCACAGAGGTGGTGCCGGGGCATGAGTACATGTTTGGCATACTGACTCGGCTTGGGATGAAAAACGTAGGTTCTTACAAATTCGAGGTGTCACATGGGCATTGAAGCAGCAATTTTAGGCAGCGCCGTATTGGGTGCAGCGTCATCCAGAAGCGCAGCAAAAACACAATCAAACGCCGCAAATCAAGCCGCTGGACTTCAGCAGCAGCAGTTTGAGCGCCAGATGGAACTGCAAGCGCCGTTCCGTGAAGTGGGGCTGCGGGCGCTGAACAAGCTGGAAGGCGCGTCTGAGTACACGCCGTTTGGCATGGCGCAGTTCCAAGCCGATCCTGGTTACGGGTTCCGGTTTGACCAAGGCCAGAAGGCGTTGGAGCGCAGCGCTGCGGCCCGTGGTGGCCTGATCAGCGGCAATACTGGTGGTGCCTTGCAACAGTTCGGCCAAGGCATGGCCTCGCAAGAGTACCAAAACGCATTTAACCGTTACCAAGCCGAACGCCAAGCCCGTCTGGGGCCGTTACAGTCGTTGGCCGGTGTCGGTCAAACTTCGGTCAACGCGCTGGGTCAAGCCGGTCAGAACTATGCGTCTGGCATGGGCGAGGCGCTGGGCGCTGGTGCTCAAGCCCGTGCGTCGGGCTACATGGGTGGCGCAAACGCCATCGGCGGCGGCATCGGCCAGTACATGGGCTACCAGCAGAACCAAGCCACCAACTCACTGCTGCAACAGGCATTGGCTAACCGAACAGGTGGAGGCGTTAATTACGGATCAATGTACAGCCCTAGCGGTGCTGGCGGCGCTCCTACCGCAACCGGCGCTGAAAACTATTTTTCGCCATATTAAGGACTAATCATGGCACTCGTTAACCCCAACATTGCAATGAGCTACCGTCAGCCGGACATTCAGGGTCCGAACGCTTTGGCTCAGTTTGCTCAGATTCAGCAGATTCAAGGCGGTCGCCAAGCACAAGAGTTGGCGCAGTACCAACTTGGCGCAGCACAACGCGGCGAGGCTCGTGAAGTTGCCCGAATAAACGCGCTTGCTGGCGCGGGGACTGACGAAACCGCCGTTGCAAACGCGCTGTTAAGATCAGGTGACATCGCCGGGTATTCAGCGTTTGTTAAAGCAGCCGAAGATCGCAGAACGCAAAAACTTACCCAGCAAAAAACTGAAGGTGAAATTGCTGGGCAACCGTTGGCAAGGCAAAAAACTCAAGGTGACATTGATGCTCAACAAATAGTCGCCGCCAAAGGGCGTGCAGATGCCTTTTCAACTGCACTTGCGCCGTTAGTAGGTGCGGTTCAAGCCAAAAAACCAATTACGCACCAAGACGTATTTGCACAAGCTAACCGCCTTGTTTCACAGGGTTTGTTAAGAAAAGAAGACCTTTACTCTATCCCAATTAATGTAGCTGAGTTGCCAAATTTTGTAATGAACATGGCGTCGAGTACAGAAAACTCGCGCAAGGCTTTGGAAACATATTTGCCAAAAGCGTTGGTTGCTGGTGGCGATGTGATTAACGTAAATCCGTTGGCTGAAGGCGGTATTGGTAAACCTTTGAGTCGCGTGTCAATGACTGAAGCTCAAATTGCTCAAAACAGAATTGCACAAGAGCAACTTGGCGTGTCTCAAGGCCAGTTGAGTTTGGCGCTACAAAAATTTGCATGGGAAAAAGCCAACCCCGGTTTTGAACTTAAAGAGGCTGAAGACGGCTCAATTGTTGGTGTCAACAAACGCACCCTTCAAGCATTCCCCGTTACGATGGGCGGCGCTGCGCCTGTGGCTGCTCCAGCAATGCCTGGTGCGGGTATGCCCGGCCCACGGGTGCCTGCGCCAGCAACGCAAGTTATTCCCGGTATGCCAAGCGTGTTGGATCAACCTGCGCCCGCGCTTGCTGCGGCTACGGTTGCTGGAAGTCCTCGTCAGTTGATTGGCAAGGGCACGGCGATGACTGAGGCTCAAAGCAAATCGGCTATGTTTGGCGCAGCTATGAATCAAGCAAACGAAGTAATTTCTAAAGTTGAAAGAGATGGCACAACAACTGCACCAGTTGCTGTTTCTGTGTTGCAAGGTCTTGCTAAATTAAGCCCTCAATTTTTGGGATCAGGTGAAAACGCTGCAAATGCTATTGAGTCTATATTTAGGCAAGATCCAACTTCACTTTTGGGGCCAGATGTTAATCAGCAAAAATTAGGACAAGCACAGGTTGCATTTGCAACAGCTTATTTAAGAGCAACATCTGGCGCTGCATTTGGTCCAAGTGAAGTTTCAAACACAATTAAAGAGTATTTTCCTTTGGTAGGCGAAGATAAAGCTGTTGTAAAACAAAAAGCACTAGCTAGAAAACGCGCTATTGATGGCATGAAAATTTCAACAACTAAACAAGGTCAAAATTACATTAACAAATCTGGTGCAGACGAAAATGATCCATTAGGACTTGGAATTAGGGGAAACTAAATGGCAACACTTGCAGAGTTCCGCGAACAGTATCCGCAGTACGATGCCGTGCCAGACGTAAAGCTGGCCGACTCGTTGCACCAGAAGTTTTACAGCAAGATCCCCAAGATGGACTTTTACAAGACCATTGGGCTTGGTGCGTCAGCAATGATTCCCGGTGGTGAGGGCAACATCACGTTGTCACAACAGCCTAAAGAAGT